GCGAATGCTAAAGTTAGACCCCGCATCGCTGCCTGTCTCTGCAGTACTATCTCCTAAGAATAGCTCCCAACGAACTAAACCACCCTTCATCCCCTGTATAAGAGGCGATCCTGTGCCAGCACCAGCTTGAATTATTAGATTACCATAGGCGTTGGCAATTGTCGTTTGACCTATTGTAACATAGCCAGTTGCGCGGTCAATTTTTAGTGCCGCCTCGATGATATTGCCTGCATCATCATATCTATCAATCTGAAAACCTGATCCAACATTTCCACCGCTTTCTGCAAGGCCATTTGCTAAATTAATCCGCCAACGAGTAAGTCCACCCGTCTTACTGAATATCTCTGCTGGACTGCCAACAGGTCTATCTAATATCACGTTGGGCTTTGTTTTGCTGATCGTCAAATCACCACTCATAGTGTCGCCAGCTTTAGCAACCTTCAACGCATCCTGCGCATCTACATACGCATTCGTCGCAAGCGCAGTCGTACTTCCTCCTTTAATAGTCCACCCTGTGCCATTGTACACATACGTCATTCCACCTGACGTGTACTCTTGACCTACAGTAGGTGAAGCAGGGAAGTCGATTGCCATCACTTCCTCCCACGTGGTGCAGTGGTGACAACAGGCTTATCAAGTGTGCGACCTTCAAGGTCTGCAACACGTTGTCTCAATGCTTTCAGCTCTTGCAACAACACGGGGACGTACTTTGAGTAGTCAACACCCCACCACTCATCTCTCTCAGCACCCTTCTCGGTCGATGCCTCTGTATGTGTGACTGCGAGCGGATATACATCAACAGCCTGCTGAGCGATGACACCAAATGCGCGCTCTTTAGTAGACTTCCATGCGAAGTCATACACATTCGTGTTGTCTATGATGCTGCCTGCGTCGAATGATTTGAGGTCTTCTTTAAGCTCTGCTCCTGAGGAGGTGTTGTAGGCAGCACTTGCGCCGTCTGATGTTATTGTTCCTACTGTCGCACCATTGGCTACTTTCATATAAAGCATATAACGAGTGCCAGACGGATTAAAATTCTGTGCAACATAACATGCGCCTGTGCTGGGAGCTGGATTGCGCATATATGAAAATACAGTATCACCTGCGCTGTCGCAGGTAATGCTGCTAGCGTTAATATTCCCACCAACACCCAAACCACCAGATACAACCAACGCACCTGTTGTTGGTGAGTTGGAAGGAAGGGCGTTCTGAACACGGACAACTTGATCAGTTGTAATAGCAAGTGTCGGAACTGGTGATCCGCTTAAACCAGTACGTAGCCAGAAGTGACCCAGTAAATCAATTCCCATTCCACACCAATTGTTGCCACCTCCATCATACAGCAACAAGTTTGCATCAGCTTGTGCGACTGCCGCGTTGAATGCCGCGCCATTGGGATTGCCGAGTACATTAGATTTGGCAAATGATCTGATTGTACCAGTAGCATTAATCCCACCACCAACACCTAATCCTCCTGCAACAGTCAATGCGCCTGTTGTAGGTGTTGTTGAAGCGGTCGTGTTTAACACCTGAACTGTTGAAGGTGCATTAAAGCTGATAAGGTTGGGTGTACCCACGCCAAAACCTATATCACCATTTGTGCGATTGATTACAACTGCACTATCGACGAAAACACCTGCTGCGTCGTATCGTTGTAGATGAAATGCTTCGTTCGCTCCTCCATCACCGACTACTACACGCCACATCGTTCGCGATCCAGAACGCCCGTAAAGGCCGCCTGCTGTTACTGTTGTCTTGTCGAGGAATATAGAAGGCGCAAGTTTGTTAATCGACAAATCACCAGTCATCGTGTCGCCAGTCTTCAACACAGCATTCTGGTTGATACTAGCTGCAGCTCCTCCCGCTTGTACCCACTGCGACGTATTGCCGTCATCGTAGTAGACCCAGAAGATGCCGCTATCACTCTCCCACCACATGTCTCCATCTTTAGGATTGCTCGGTGGATTGTCAGCAGTTGTAGTTGTGCTAGTACCAAGCGGACCAGCATCGTCCCACTGCGTACCATCCCAGATGTACAGATGCTGATTGTCGGTAGCGATCCACATGTCACCTATAGTGTTACCTGTAGGTGGCAGTGCTCCTGCGCTAGGCACCGTGCCTTTGATAACAAGTGGCGGTCCAAGCTCACCCTGTATACCTTGCGGACCTATAGCACCTCGCGAGCCAGATACGTCGATGATCCAGTCAACGAACGTCCCTGCGCCGCCTGATGTGATTGCGTTGATGACAAGTGACGTACCACTGTACGACGACACCTGTCCCCACATCCAATTGTTAATGGGGTCTAAGTTGGCACGCACCATGATGAACTTGCCAACGTTGAAGTACTTGTTCGCTTGTGTGACGAACGTCTTCGCAGTCAGCCCGATTGTGTTCGATGATGTAGATGTACCGAACAGCTTCGCAGCTTGTGCAGCACTTTCAACCGCGCTCGCCTGTGCGTTCGTCGCACTCGTCGCAGCATTCGTCGCACTCGTTGCAGCTTGCGATGCGCTATTAGATGACGCAGTAGCATTCGCATTCGTCGTATTGACAGCCGCAGTAGCGTCAAACACCAGCGTCCACTTCGCCGCGTCAGTTGCAAATGCTGGGCTAGATAGATGGCTATCGATACACAGATAGTACTGATACGCGTTGATGAATACAATGTCACCTAACGAATACGTAGCACTAGTCTGCCACTGTCCACGGAAGATCGGCACACCAGTTGTCTGTATCGTCCAATACGTGGGATGCAATGCGCGATCATCAGCAAACGTACCAGTTCCTGCGCTGGTGTGATCGACTAGACAACGATACAACACACCTGTGGTGCTATCAAACACACGATCACCGACGTAATAACGTGTGCTATATATCCACTCACCACGGATGTTAGGAATGCCAGCTTGCAGCAACATGCTATCAAGCTGCGTCCAGTTGGCATACTCGAGTGTATGCCACCTAGGTGTGTCGAAGTTGACAAGCTTGAATGCGTAGTTGGGAGTATAACCGCGAATGTTGGCTACCATTGCGCACTGCCCACCATGTGTGGGGCAATGTAGCCCATGCAATATATGTCTAACTCAACCGCCCGCCGCCGCCCTAGGCTAATATTTGTTGCATATATATATAACAATGTCAACATGTTATACACTGTATAACTCACCCACGCATCAAACTACCACGTTGATACATGAAACTAATCGCGTTGATAGACAGCGGTCCAGTTGATTGCGCCTCTACAGCAGCTTTGAGTATCTTGAACTTGACAGGTACCTGCCACAGTTTTTGTTCTCGTGTTCTACGTCCTGCACCATACACCTGCGGACCTGCGCCATATGCACCTGCTTCATTAGGCACAAAGGTCAACTCACGTGCTGGCATTTGTTGACCTGTTGCAGCATCACGGTAGATGTTGTCGGAGTATAGTCGCAATGTAAATTGCGCATCACCTGATGCATCTACATGTGTAAAGCGCAACGCCTTAGTAGCCTGTCGTGAACCGAAGTCAGCCCAAGGTAGCTCCCACTTGCTTTCAATCGGCTCACCTTTGTATTCCTCCCATGCATCAGGCTTGATAGCACGTGCTGCTGGGAAGTTGGCTGCTATAGTCTGCACGTTCTCCAGACACTTATACACCAACCCATCCGCGCTGTCGAAGATACGCGTGCCTGCGTTGTAGAGTGTGTTGCTAGTCCACGTTGCTAGATCATACATGCCTAGCCAATCAGCATGCACATGTGTGTCCATCGAACCATAGCGCATCATGTAGCCATCGGGTGTGAACAGGAACGACCTACCCTCGATGGTGCCACATCCGCAGTTGAACAGTAGTTGATTGACAGCATGCGGCTTAGCTGTCTTGAACCTAGACCATGCGAACAGCTTCAACTGCGGCACGTAGTGATAGATGTATCCAATAGTGCCGTTGTTCACAGGTCGCACTTGGATGCTGTTACCACCTCCAGACACGTTCGTGGCTGGTGGCGTTGTGGGTAGGTCTTCACCTATTGATACAAGTATGTAATCATCGTTGATAACACTAATCACCTCACGACGACCATTGATGTTCACTGCGTCAACATCGCCTACTGCTGCTGAGCCTGATACATCTATTAAGTCACCTTCTTCAAACTGATGACTGTCAATGCGCATGATCAACGTGCGCTTGGTGATGTCATTGTGACCCATGTCACCATCGAAGAACAATGGATCGGTTGTCAACCTGCGTACGTCGCTTGCGTCGTACTTCGGCAGGTAGAAGTGAACAGTCTTGTTCTTGCTATCGTAGAAGCCGAATGTCTTCAGCCTCATTGTTTCTTTCTTCAACCTCGCAATGTGCGCTGACATCATCGTCTCGATGTAGTTAGACACACGCTCAGGTACGACAGCGTTCGACACAGTAGACAACTTCGCACTAGGCACACCGTTGAAGTCAATCATGAACACGTCGCTGCCTATCTCCACAACACTGCGCGGCGCATTGCTACCAAACCCGTTGAGTGTGTCTAATGGCTGCGGATCGTGTAGTGATACAGCACTGCCGCCTGTGTCTGACATCGTGCCTAACTTCATCAACGTCGTCGCTGTTGGTGTGATGACTAACAATGCGTCCTTGATGGTAGCGAACGCACGCACGGCTTGTTCAGGACTAGCGACGATCTTCGACATGTCGATGTCAACAGCATCCATCGGACTTGGAGCGGTCGAGAACACTACGCATGTGTCTTTGGCAGCGATGCGAATGTTCGTCACATAGTCAGGCAGATCGCGTAAGTCTGTATCGTGTACAGTGAAGTAACGAAATGCTGACTTGCATGCATCAAATGCTGGCACCTCGATGTTGCTACTACTGTTACCAGGATCTACCAACGGCATCACCCAGTCAACACGTGTGAAGTCTATCGACAACGGCTTATCGCGGCCATTGCTACATACCAACTCCTTACCAAAGATGTCGCTTGCTACAATGTCAGTCTGTGTCCAACCAATACGCGTGTTGTTCTGTGCGTATGCTATAGCGTGGCTCAATATACGCTGCGCGTTCTTATCTCTATCCACACGAACGATCTCACCCGTGGATGACCAGATAATGACGTAGTTGGCGAAGTACTTGCACTCTACAGGCTCGCCGCCTAGCATGAATGTGTCATGCGTAATAGTGACGTTATCGCCTGCACTCCATCCACCTGTAGCTGACGGTGAGTTAGACACAACGATCTCGAATTGATTAACATCAATCACACGTCGCACACCATGCGTGCGGTTCATCATCTCAGGTGTGACGCCGTTGAATGTAATGTCCCATCCGCTGATCGTGACATGGGACATTGCATTCATTGCAGGATGCGCGCCCCAATACACAGTGACGATCTTGTTCTCTGCTATGGTAGTTATTGCGATGTCAACCGTTGTCGTTGTCGCTGTGCCTTGTTTCAACTTCAACCACATCTCAAACCCGTGCCGCGGACCTACACGACGATCGGTGTATGTGATCATGTTGTCGAACACAGGTGCGAACTTCGACGTCAAGTTCTGTTCACTGTCAACGACGTTCAACCCACCACCGAAGTCGCGAATGGTGGTGTTCTGCAACTTCGCAGTCGGTCGTTTCTGTTTAGGTCTACCTACAGGCTTATGCGCGCGAGCGGTCATCTGCACCATGTTATGACCACCTGTTCACGACTGAGCGTGTTGACTGCACACTGTCCATAGGGATGTTGAATTGGCTGCGGTTGAACTGGCTCAATGCATCCTGAAATAACATCTTGAACTTGTCACTCTCACCCGGATTGGTGCCATCACCTTCAAGCACGTCCCAACAACTGCCCAGCAACAACAACTGCGTGTCTATGTAAATCTCATCGCTGTCTTCTTCAAAGTCGTCTGGCTTAGTTCTGTATGTCACATACACCGTGCCCGTAGTTGTAGGAGGTACAACGCGAAATAACTTCGTCGCGTTCATGCCTGCTGGGCGTAGGCTTGGGTAGTTGACATCAATATCACGCACGCTCATGGGCGCGATAGGCATCGGCTTGTGTGATCCTTCGTGAAATACACTATGCAGATCACGCCAATCCTTAATCAAGCTCGTTGTGTCTGTGACGATGAAGCCATTCACACCGTCTAACACGTGTGGCTCCTGATACGTCATGTACTCAGGTATCCAATACTCCCTGAATATGAGGTCGAACTTGTGTTGTATAGCTAGCTGTATGCGTGGTTCGGCGTATATCTGTGCATCCAACCCCTCAACGAGCGCCAAACGCTGTAGAACCTTCGTCACAAGATCGCCAAATGTGATCATGATTTGTTCCACACCTTATATATAGCGTGCAGTTAGCCCCCACGTTGCTACATGCGTGGGGGCTAACACGTTGACAACGCTACTCTTTCTTGCCCGTATACGCCTTCGCACCTTGCGAACCTTGTCCAGCAGGTGCAGCAGTGGTCATTTGGCTCTTCTTGATCGTCACCGTCGTGCCATCTGCGAGCGTAGCAACAACCATATCTCCGTCTTTCTCATAGCCAGGATCAGTTGTACTAGCATCACGCACTGCGACGACGTTCTGTCCACCGTATTGCTGGGCGTATTCTACCGTCATGTTGTCCTCCTGTTGTTATACGGTTACGTGCGCACTACCATGCAGGTTACTACGATCAACGAAGCACGAGAAGCGATACGTACGCGTACCATCGGGTGCGGCTGCTGGCGTGTATGCACCACGCGGATCACCCGATGTGAGTGACTGCGTAACTACACCAGCTATCAACGCCCCCGCTGCCGCAGTGACATCACTCGTCATCTCGCCACTCAGCGAGGTATGCAACACTTTATAAGGCACACCGAGGATAGCACCAACGCCGATGCTGTAAGTCGATGCAATAGGCACTGCCAAGTAGGCAATGTCTTTGATCATCTTCTTACCAACAACAGGCGTAGCACCCGCAAGTGCGAACGTCTCACGCACAGCCTGACCGAGGTAGTCATAACCCACCAACGTCGCATTGCCAGTTGCACCAGCAAGACCAACAACGGTGATGTTACGACCATAACGGCCCATGATAGCTTCAGTCAGCGCAATAGCAGGCACAACATTACCCGCTGCTGCGAGAACCTGACCACTAACAATAGCAGCACCACCTGCTGCGATGCATGCAGGGATGTCTACAGTAGTGAACCCATCAGTACCGACATCAGCCGCATAGCAACAGTCCGCTACACGGTGATTGACACGACGCATCGCAGGAATAGCGACTTGAACAGCCATAACTACTTCTCCACTTCCTCAGGCTCAGCTTCAGTTGAAGCGAGCAGCTTGTTGACAATATCCGGGTCGCCTTCAAGCAGCTTCGTCACTGCCTCAAGTGCCTGCTTCTGTCTATCAGACAACCCACCACTAGCTTGCACCATGCCAACAGGAGTATCGTCGCCGCCTTCTAGCAACATCGGCACTAGATTGCGGTCGAGCCTCATACGCAGAGCGTCTTCATGAGTGAGAAACACACTGTCGCCTCGTAGAGTGCGAACCATGTATCCGTCAATCTCAACTTCAGTAGGCACATTGCGAAAGCCGACTTCATCTTTGATAGTGCGATTGACTATAGTCGTACGCTTCATCGGCTCAATCGTGTACGCAGGCACTGGACGTTTCTGTTCGTCCATCGTCATCGCCCGCATAGGCTTGTTAGCAAAGCTTACTACTGGTGTTGGTTCGGACGCCATTCGTAGTTACCCCTGTTATACAGTGTATAGCCTCAGTCGTTGACCACTGCATGTGTGCGATACTGCTTCCACGTGCAGAACTGACACTGCGTGATGACACGTTGGCCGTAGCCGTCGATAGTCCACGGCGCAGTGAGGTCAACGTTCTTCATGTTGTTGTCACCAAGGATGTGCAGACGGAGGTAGGTGTCGTTGAGGAAGTAAGCACGATCCACTGGGCAGCTTTCATCGTAGATGATCGGCACGCCGTTGTGACTGATACCGTCGAAGCCGAGGTCCATCATGCGCTTACCACTCGACGTGTTGGTGAGCGGGATGGTCAACTTACTACGAACAGCAGCACGATACAGTCTGTAGTGATTGCGACCAGCGATGATCACCTTCGGACGCTCTGTGCCTTGCTTCAGATCAAGCAACACATCATCGTAAGCTTCTTCGATGTTCGTTGCGTTGAGTGTGCCTGCGAAGTCGTAGCTTGACGACCTCCATTGCACCTCTGTCGCACGATCAACGCCAGCAAGACTACCCGTAGTCGGATCGTCAGGCACCAAGAGTGCAAGACCGTTCGGATCATTGCCACCACCAAAGCCGTACAGGTACATCGAGAACTTCTCCTTGATGCTCATCTCAAGAGCTTCAAGTTTACCCTGCAACAGCTTCACAGCCGCCTGTTCACCCTTGTTCTCATCCTCTTCCTGATTGGAGATGATGACAGTACCGGCGATACGTGACCAACGGTACTCGAGTTTGATGAACTCTTGCGTCTGTACCACTGGCAAGCTGTCGTAGTACTGATAACTGCCAACAGTCGGATTTCTGCCCGTCAGCAGTGGATTGGTGATGTTGTATCCACTGGGTTCGTTCTCAATCCTATCACGTGCGAAGCACCACGCCATGAGTGCGTTACTCTGCATCGCAGCAACAATCAACTTCTTCCTGCTACGCTCAACAGTCGTAGCGAGGACGTTCTGGAGTACAGGCATCTGCCATGTGTCCTATTTGGAGTTAAGCTCCGTGAAGACAGCCGATGCAATGTCGCGCCAAGGCGTGTTGCTGCGGAAGTCACCACGTTGGTTGCTATTCATAGACGTTGAGCTACCGCCGTTAGGACTAACACCGCGCATATCACCCGGTGTTGACGCACGTCTACCACCACCGTTGCGTTGGCGCTTCATAGCAGCCTCAATCTGCGGACGGAGTGGTGAAGTGAAGTCCATACCTCGACGTTCTACCCAACTACGTAGTTCAAAGTACGCACGCTCTGGTGTAAGACCATGCTGTTGAACTAAATTGCTGATTTCTACCCCATGCGTTTCAGCATGCGGGTGTTGCTGCACGAAGTTCTCCATTTGCACTTGAGCTTGCTCTTGGATGCGTTCGTGTTGCTGTCGCTGCTTAGCAGCTTGCTCTACTGGACCTAAACGACGGTCAAGTTCGTTGGTGATAACACGTGCGTTGATCTGTGGTACTGCATCGTGGCCGAGAATGTCCTCCATCGTCGCACCGGCAGCAAGCACGCGTGCAATGATGTCACGGACGGCGAGAATTGGGTTGCTCTCAGCCATAGCACGCAGTTGCAACGCCTCTTGTGCCATCTGCGGCGACAAGTTGTGCTGTTTCATCACCTGATCAATGCCTTGGTAGGCCTGCAGGTGCTGTTGCATCGCCTTTATCTGGCGTGCTGACTGATTTGCTGCATACTGTGCGCGATTGAGGTTGTAAGCTAGCTGCTTTTCACGTCTAGTAGTCGCAACAACCTGTCCATTGCGGTCAAGTAGCTCGCCGTTTGGTCCTTTACGAGGTTTGTCTGTGAAGAGTTGGTCTTCTTTACCTCGTTGCTGCGGCGAATGGCGATCACTGCCGGTTTCCTGTCGTGATCCGTCACCTTTATCACTACTCTGACCATCTTCAACACCTTGTGGGTGACTGATAGGCAGGTCTAGCTGTTGTCCTTCACCACTATCGCCACCATCGTCACCCTGTTGCGGCTTCTCAGTGATGCCGAAGCTATCACCGACAGCAGTCATAAGGTCTTTCTCTTCACCGGGCATTATAGCCTCCACGTATTAGCGGTTAATCTTGCCACAATCGGCGCAACGCCAGAATACGGATTGCTTATCGTAGTCAATGTCACCACAACACCAACCAGACCAGCATCTCAAACCCCACCAGTTGCGCCAATAGCGTAGCTTCGTCATGCAACAGCACCTTGTTGCATCTGTTGTATCATCTGCGTCGCTATTTCTGCAACGCTCTTACCACGTGCGAGTTGAATACCTAGTTGTTGCTTGATTTGAGGCGGCATACCATCGATGAGACCTGCAACTTGCTGCACTATCTGCGCAATGTTGTCAATCTCCATACCACCGCCACCTTGACCACCACCACCTCCGCCACCTCCGCCGCCTTGCGCACCTTGTTGTCCTTGTGCGCGTGCCTTCATCGCTTCAATGACCATCTGTTGACGGCGATCTTGACCATGTTGTGCGCCTTGCTGATCTTGCTGCGCAGCTTGCTGTTCGTCAGGTAATGGACCTGATGTCTCCTTCATGATGCCATAGTATATCAACCCCCAGTCTTCACGACTGACAACTACATTGTCGAACGCTTGTGAAAGAACTTTGAGGGCAACAACAGCAGCAATAGGAGTAGCACGAGTAAATTGACCAATGAT